ATAAAGCCCGCTATCGGTTCGACCGGCGGGCACCCACAAAGCCCCGCAACGCGGGTCTTTTTAAGCTATGCGGGATGCTATCGGTTTCGAGAATTTGCAGAATTTCCGCTATCTATATGCCCCCAAACGCCGCTGTACCAACGATTTTACCGCTATTTATGAGGAGAGGATATCAATATGGAAGAAAACAAGAAGAATTACGCCTTATGGCTTTACCCCGAAACCGTCCGTAGGATGGACAGCTCATTGGAGCTTGCGAACTGCCAGAGCCGGAGCGAGTTTGTTGAGAAGGCTCTGCACTTTTACATGGGTTACCTTGTCACTGATGATACTACCGAGTATCTCAGCAAAGCTCTGCTCACCAGTCTGCGAGGTATGCTCGACATAAACGATGACCGCATGAGGTCGTTGCTGTTCAAACTGTGTGTTGAGACAAACATGATGATGCATGTCATCGCTGCGCACTTCAAAGATGACATAGGTGACCTTCGCGCTCTGCGCGGCTATGCCGCCGATGAGGTCAAGCGCACGTATGGGCGCATCAGCTTCGACAACGCAGTCAAAATCCAAAGCTCACCGGAGGACTGATGGCAAAGTTAATATTTATTTCTCCGTACCTCAAGGGCAATCGCAACTCCGCTCAACCCGCAAATCATGTGAGGTATATCTCTACACGCGACGGTGTGCAGACCTTGAATGATGGCGCAAAAAATCTTCCGCCAACAAAAAAGCAGGAGGAATACATTCAAAAACTCACGAAAAAGTTTTCAGAAGCGAAACTGCTTCCGGAATATGATGAGTATGTCTCTGAACCGTCGCGCTACACTGCTTCAGAATTCATAGAGCAGACAGAAGAAATATATTCTTTCGACCTCGATGAGCGCGAGAACTTTGTAGACTACATCGCAAACCGTCCTGGAGTGAAAAAGATTAGAGAGCATGGGCTTTGGAACGCAGGCGGGCAAGTGCCTGTGATGCAGACCGCAATGGACGAAGTATCTCACCACGAGGGCAATGTATGGCGACCGATCATTTCTCTTCCTCGTGAGGATGCAGAGCGCCTCGGCTATGACCATGTTGCGGCTTGGCAGAATTTAATTAAGTCGTCGCTCGTCGACATAGCCGAGGGCTATAAGATCAAGCCTGACCATCTCAGGTGGTATGCCGCTATGCACATGAAAGAAAAGCATATCCATGTTCACATGGTCATTTTCTCGACTGACCCAAAGAGGGGTATCTCACTAAGCAGGGCATCAAGCAGATCAAGTCCGCGCTCGTGCGGCAAGTATACAAAGATGATCTGTTGAACGTCTACCAGAAACAGACTGCACACCGAGACCGGCTACAAGAAAACGCTCTGGAGGTCATGGATTCCTTGATTCAGAAGATGCAGGATGGTGATTTGAAAAATCCGAAACTCGAACTGCTCATCACTGAGCTTGCCGAGCGTCTGCAAAATTACTCCGGCAAGAAAGTGTACGGCTATCTTCCTCCGGCCACAAAGCGTATAGTCGATGCGATCGTCGATGAGCTTGCGAGCGACAAGCGAGTAGCAGAGGCATACTCACTCTGGCAAGATATGCGCGACGAGGTATTCAGTTTTTACTCAAAGTCAACACCGGAGCGTGTGCCACTGTCTCAGCAGAAGGAGTTCAAGCCGGTGCGCAACATGGTCATCCGCGAAGTAGTGCAGATGATGGAGCAACAGGCTACACTTGAAAGCGCTCCACCAACACCGGAACGCCGTTCCCTGCCACCCGAATCCGTCTCTGCATGTATGGTTCGCATGCTGCACCACATGGGAAATATCTTTCGGGATAATGTCGGTGCTTCTGGTTATCGCGGCTTGCAGCTTGATAGAAAGCGCCGCAAGGAATTGCAGGAGTGGAAGATTGCGCTCGGCCATCGTGAGGGCGATCACGAAGATCCTGCGAACTATCCTACACAGTCATATTAGGAGGAACACATTTGAACAAGACAAAATATACGAACTACGACGACATGCCGCTGATGCTGTCCGTACCGGATGTGGCATCCGTCCTCGGCATATCCCGCGCAGGTGCGTATGAACTTGTGCGCAGTGATGGCTTCCCTTCGCTGCGTATCGGCTCCCGCATCGTCGTACCGAAAGAAAAGTTTATAGACTGGATAAACGCGAACACCAATGCTTAAAAACTGCGCCGCAATATACAAAGAAAAAGCTCCGAAAAGTTTCTATAGCTATTTCGGGGGAATTGTGGTATTTGTGTTTGCTGCGAAAGGGGTGACAACATGGCAAAGAAAAGAGCAAACGGCGAGGGCAGCATCCGCAAGCACAGCGATGGCCGCTGGGAGGGGCGCTACACCGTCGGCTACGATGAAAACGGCAAGGTCAAAATGAAAAACTTCCTCGGCAAAACCCAGGCGGAGGTCAAGGAGAAGCTGAAAGAGAAAATTGAAGAAGCCAAAGTTCTGGACGTCTCAAAAAGCGAGTCCTACACGGTCGCAGAATGGGCTGCACTGTGGTTTGAGGTATATGCGAAGCCGAACATACGTGAGCGCACTGCGGATTACTACAACAGGTATATTACAAAACACATCGTCCCGTGTCTCGGCGACATAAAGCTTAACAAGCTGACCGGCAGGCAGATACAGAAAATGTATAATGATCTGCTGGATCATGGCAGAGAGCGCGTATCGCAGAAAGAGAAAAATCCTGGACTCTCCGGTACATATGTTCACGGCGTTCATGTGATGCTTCATAATTGTCTTAACCGCGCGGTCAAGGAACGGCTGTTAGTACGCAACCCAGCAGACGATGTGATCGTGCCGAAGATAGACAAGAAGGAAATGAAGATACTCCCACCGGAGCAAGTAAAAGCATACTTGAAAGCTGCCAGCGCGCGAGGTATCCTCCCTCTGTTCTATCTTGAGCTGACGAGCGGACTGCGCAAAGGTGAGATTGCGGCGCTGCTGTGGAGCGACCTTGATGCCGAGAACTGCACACTCTCGGTAACGAAGCAGCTCGTGAGCTCCCGTGACGGTGAGCTGAAAATTACTCAGCCAAAGACGGCAACGTCCGTAAGACTCATATCGTTGCCTCAAGAAACAGTCGAGCTGCTCAAGGAAGAGCACGCGAAGCATCCGCTGAATATCTACATGTTCCCGTCTCCAAGGACTGGTGGCATGTACCACCCGGATTCGATAGTAAAGCTGCACGAGAAAATTTTGAATGACGCTGGCATCGAACACCTACGCTTCCATGACTTGAGACATAGCTTCGCGACGTATGCCCTGCAAAGCGGAGCTGATGTCAAGACGCTCTCATGTATGCTCGGGCACTACTCGGCGGGCTTCACGCTGAACACCTACTGTCACGCCACAAGAGATATGCAGGCAGATGCGGCAAGAAAAATTGGCGGATTCATGTCAGCACAAACTGGAATCGGATAAAAAGAACCCACTCAAACGCAGAAAGCACCGGGCAAAAACTGTCCGGTGCTTTCCGCTCCTATCCGCATTTGGGTCACGGTTTGGGTCAACGGCGTTTTCGAGGCTTCTACGTGCACGTGAAGTCAAATTAACCGCCGTCACTTTTTGAGCACTTTGGCGGCTGCACCACCTATGAATCAGCAATCATTTCATAGCCTTGGAGCATCAACGCCCTTGTCACTATTTCAGAGCAAAACCGCGCAAAACCCCAAGATAGAGCAAACAACCTGAACAAATCGTTCAGGTTGTCTTGGTGGGGGAAGGTGGATTCGAACCACCGAAGGCATTGCCAGCAGATTTACAGTCTGTCCCATTTGGCCACTCTGGAATTCCCCCATATTAACTTGCGTTGGAGCTGGTGGACGGATTCGAACCCCCGACCTGCTGATTACAAATCAGCTGCTCTACCGGCTGAGCTACACCAGCATCTAAACCGACACTGCCGTCAACCCCTTCGGATCTGCAGCGCTGGGTTCCGACCGCTCGATAATAATAGCAAAACAGGCACAATTTGTCAACAGTTATTTTTGTGATCTGGCGGAAAATTTTCACAAATGTATCCGGCAGAGTGCCGTATTTGCTTTATCGGCCATTCTGTGGTAGAATGCAGGAGCATATCCATGCAGAGACATATACGTAATGGAGCATTAAATGAGAACAGCCCGAAGAAACAAAACAGCACTTATTCTTGTCATTGTGATACTTGCCGCGCTCGCAGCCGCACTTGTCATAGGACTGCTGAGCAAAAAAGAGCCTGAGGATCCGCACAAGGGACAGGTGTATATATACGACGGGTTCGACTGGATATGGATGACGCCGCTTGAGGGCGTCCCGGCAAACGAGCTTACTGAAGAATTCTTCTCTTCAAGCAGCGGGCGCATCGAATATACAGGAAGCGACTATGACGTTCTGCGCGGGGTAGACGTTTCGGAGCACCAGCTTGATATCGACTGGAAGCAGGTCGCCGCATCCGGTGTCGACTATGCCTATATCCGTGTCGGCTGGCGCGGATACACCGAGGGCGGGCTTTTTGAGGACGTGTATTTTGAACGCAACATTCAGGGTGCGCTCGATGCGGGACTGCACGTTGGCGTGTACATGTTTTCTCAGGCTGTGACAGTCCAGGAGGCAATTGAGGAGGCGGATTTCGTCCTTGAGCGCATTGGGAAATATAACGTCACGCTGCCGGTCGTATTCGACTGGGAGAAAATAGAGACGGCCGAGGCGAGGAGTCACGGGCTTACGATGGAACTGCGGACAGACTGCGCGAGGGCCTTCTGCGAAACGGTCAAAAGCGCCGGGTATGTGCCGTGTGTGTACTTCAACCGTAATCTCGGCTATTATGGCTATGATCTGACGAGGCTTACCGATTACGAATTCTGGTTTTCCCTGCCAGAGAGCGGCTTCCCCAATTTCTATTATGCGTGTGACATGTGGCAGTACAGCTTTACCGAAACCGTGCCCGGAATCGCCGAGCCGACAGACATGAACCTGTGGTTCATAGCGAAGCCCGCGGCATCACCTGCACCGGAAACGGAGAAATGAGAAACTAAATACTTGAAATTTTGCTGTAGATGATATATACTTCTCTACGGTATGCCGGTGTGATGGAATGGTAGACGTAGCGGATTCAAAATCCGCCGGTGGCGACACCGTGTGGGTTCGAGCCCCACCACCGGTACCAAGAATTATTATCAATGGTGGGCTACTTTGCTTTAGTCTGCCGAGGCAAAAAAAGAGCCGAGCGGAATAACCCGCTCGGTTCTTTTTTCTCTATTCTTTTGTGTCTGCGGGTGCAGCCTATATAACTGCTTCCATTTTGGAAACAGTTGCTACCCCGCGTAGGTACGCAAGTCTTCGACTGCACGCGGCACCTGTCGCTTATTCGTTCTGAGTTTCGTCCGCCTCGATTATTTCAACAGGCGGCTCGTGATCTGAATCTATCTTGTCCTTATAATTTCTGAGCCACTTCTTAAGCCATTCCGGGATAGGCGCGCCGAGCTTTCCAGCGTTCTCGATGATGCTGCCGAGCTCTGTTATTATGTACCAGAGAAGAACCACCGGAGTTATAAGTGTCCCGAACGTTATGCCGATATCTATGCCGGCTCCGTTGATAATTACACTAATTGCTATATCGCAGAGCGCCGCCACAAGCACGGCGACGATCTCGCCCAGCTTGTGCCACAGTCCCGCTCTTGCTACGGCTGACGACCAGTCCCCGGCGCTCTTCGCGGCCCATGTTCCCGTTGCATAGTCGAGGACTATACAGGCGACCCAGATTATTACCGCCCAGCCTACCCAGCCCCACAGTGCCGTGAGGAAAGCGATAGCGGCGACGATCCATGCCTTAAACTGCAAGGCTTTTTCAGGTGCATTCATTTTTGTTTCTCCTTTTTTCATATTTATTCATTGGCAAGTTACCGGCAAATTAAATGATCTTCTTCATTCCCGCTCACCTCCCACTATGCTCTTGTACGTGTCTTTCCCACAGATGCCGTCAGCCTCAAGGCCGTGCTCTGACTGATAGGCCATGAGCATGTTGCGCGTCCTGGTTCCGAACTCGCCATCTATCCACTTTGGATCATAGCCGAGATACTTCAGAGCCGCCTGAAGCATCGCAACAACCACGCCGGTCTGGCCGTCCTCCAGCATGGGCAGCTCGACAGTGACATAGCGTGTCGGCTTCTTTGTGGCCGGCACCGTGTCCGGTTCTGCCCCGGTGTAGCGCAGCACGCAGTCCCAAGGGTAGTTATAGTACCCGCGCGTGTATATCTCGCGCCCGGTCTGGTCGCCGGTCCGGCCTCCGGTCGTGCCGCCGTACTCGTTGATGCTCGCCTGTACGAGCTGCCCGCCGCCTATATACAGGGCAGTGTGGTGGACGTGATTCAAGAGCACATCCCCGCGCTCAAGTCCCGCGCCGGTCGCGAGATCGACGCTGCCGGTCACATCCTCGAAGCCATGCCTCAGCATGTCCCCGCGCATGTTGCCCGTGTAAGTGCAGCTGAGCGGAACTCCGGCTTTCTTAAACGCGGATATCACCAGACTGCTGCAGTCGTAGTCAGGCCCCCAGCGGTTGGCCTGGTCGTAGCCGTGGCTGTCGTCCGCCGCTATCTCCAGTGCGCGGGTCACGGCGTTGTCAATGATTCCCATGATGTTCCTCCTCATGTCACTGTCGTAAATCTTGAGAGCAGCCACCCTGTCGGGTCTACGCTCTCACGTGCGTCTTCCGTCAGTAAGCCGCTGTCGGTCTTATCGTCGTCAGGCATCACTCGTCACCTCCGTCCATCCATATACGCCGGGTTCCCATACATTGTTGTCTATCGTGCTTATCCATATCTTTCCGTTGTGCTTGACCTTGTCGCCCTTGGCGTAGGGGTTAGTGCTGCTCGGCTGCTCCCAATCGGGTATCTCACCCGGCGTGGGTATCAGTACCTTTGCCCAAAGCGACGGTGCATCCGTGGGTGTCCATGTGCTCTGCGATGTGTGAGCTTGCAGACATTTATAAAGTACGCCGCCGTACGTTACTCTGTCGCCTGCGGCA